ACTAAAAACAGTAAAAGCGTGCGATATCGTGTATACGATAAACATGGAAGATACCATCATTCTTATGTCGAATACGCACACGCGAAAGATTGTGCTAAACATATCGGCGGGAGAGTAGCTGATATTGAAAAGGATAATTCGAATCTCAGTAAAGATAAATGAAATTTTGTGGATGTGGTAGTCCTATCGAAAAGGCCAGGCAGCTGCTTGACTTAAAGCTTTGTAAGTCCTGCGCCTTTTCATTACCTGATGAGCTACCATTGAAAGGGAGGATGGTGTATAGCCATAAAACTGGAGGAGAAATTGAAATTATGAGCACTGAATCATTTGAAGCAAACCGCAAATATTTTGTTCCAAATGGCCCTAGAAGCTCTGTTAAAAATTTCATGAGAGGATAACTAAACATTAAGTATGAACGAAATTAAACCAACCTTCACCTTAGCTTACAATGGATCCACTCAGTATTGGACGCACGGCGACCATTCTGGAATGATCACCTTTCCGCAGGACGAGAGAGGTCCAATAGAAATTGAATGGGATGGTGATTGTCCCAAAAACTGGGAGGATATTGAAGAATGCGTTGAGCGTGAAGCAAGGTGGATTTAAACCTAAATTGTATTATGGAAGAATCGATTTTAGATTTAGAAAAAAAATGGATGTCCGCGTACGAGAAATACAAACGCGCGAAAGATGATTCTGATCAATCTACCATGGAAAAATGGTATAAACAATTGACAGAAGTTGAAGCAAAGCTTCATAAACTAATGTACTCAGATAAAGCTTAAACACAAATTGTATTATGAATATTACTGGAAACTTATATTTCCCAAAAATGGAACAAATTGTTGCTAATAACAACGAGGTTTTTGTTACACTTAAATCTTTCTATGATGGAACTGAGCGATGGACCTTATGGTCTCAAGAGGAAAAACCTAAAGAGCTTTCTTTTATGCAAAAAAAGAAAAGGCGTAAAAGTGATCCAGAAGGGATTATGGCATACCTTTTAGAAAAAGCTCAATTGTCTATGTAAAAAATGCGTTATACGCAAAAATTATATGTACAAACTCTATATTTTGTGTTAGAATAGTACTACAATCAAGCAAGACAGTATGCAGAAAACTAAAAAAACCGAAGACGAATCTATCACCCTATCCAAACAATTTAGAATCTTTTCTCAATTGGTTGCGCTTTTAGAAGAAGGCAGCGAAGAATATAGTGTGGATGAGCTCAGATTAGACCTCAACAAACTCGACGAAAAGCTTGAAAAGCTTGGATAACAAACAACAAAAAAGTAGAAAAAATATATTATGGGATTCTTTAAAGAAATTACAGGCCTCGAAGAAATTGAACAATTCGAAATCGAAAAAGTTGGTATTAAAGACGTAAATAACAGAGCGATTCCTGGTGTTTTCTCGGTTCAACGTACTGACACCGCACAACACTTAGGGGTTGTTAAGAAAAATTATCGTCCTATTCAAATGTCTGAAATGCTTGACATTATTGATACTGCATCGAAATCAGTAGGAAACATTTCACACACTGGCTGGGCATCATCTCGCAATGGAAGCCGTATTGTTATTAAATCAAGGCTCGATGATGAAATCAATGTAGACGGAGACGTTGTTATTCCTCACTTCTATTCTGTCATTGATAACAGTGGAATGGGCAGTAACAAAACTCTCCCTTCTACTCAGCGAATTGCTTGTGATAATGCTTTGCACCTCGTTAACGTTCATGGAAATATGTACAATGCAACACACAATAGCACTTTTGATGAAAAGGTTTCCTCGTTGATTAACAAAATTACAGCGAATGTTGACATCACTAAAAACTTTACCAGGACTGTAGAGAAATTGAAGAATCAGAAATTTACATTTGATCAAATGGTTGAATTGGCTCAAATGCTTATTCCTCTTAAAAAGGATGAGACTCAAAATCGTGCTAAAAAGCGCGACAAACTTATCGGATTGTTTTCTACTGGAATGGGCAACGCCGCAGAAAGTAGATGGGACGCCCTTAACGCAGTGACCGAATACGAAACACACTCAGGCAAGCAATCAGCTGAAAAGTTTTTGCGTTCTTTCGGTAAAAACACATTGTCACATAGAGCACACGCACACCTTGCAGACTTCGCATGAAAGTAAAAGAAAAAATAAAAGACATTGTTACAACGGCTTTATACTATACTTCACTCGCCTGGTTCGCAGTAACAGTGGCAGTATTAGTGGCAGGATTTGCTTGGGCTATATATACTTACACAAAATGAAAAATAAACCATATCAACCTCGTAGAACACAAGAAGTTCAAGACGAAATCGACAAAAAGATTGCACAGTTCAAAAAAAACTCAGCCGAATTTGCCAAACGGGAACCATTTCCGTTTGCTGGAGGGCCATCTTGGGCCTCACCGGCGCCTAGGATCGTTAAATAAAACTAATGAGAATTCTCTGCAAAAGTAGGCTTCTGCACCACCATAAAGCAATAAATGCTTTTACGTATGGTTTACAAAAATCTAGTAAGGCAGATATTGATTATTTTGATCACAATAATTTGCCTACAGGAAAATATGATTTTGCTATTTGTTGGGGTTTGAGAGCTATGGAGAAATTAAAAGCGTACACCAAAACTAAAAATTGTTTAGTGTTTGAAAACGCATATTTAAATAATGTTCAATCTGTAGAAAAAGAGTGGGTGTCTTTAGGTTGGAATGGCCTTAATGGTAGAGCTGATTTTTGCAATAAAAATTCACCAGCCGATCGTTGGAAAAAACACTTTGATAATGGTAGATTAAAGGAGTATACTGACGGTGATTATATTCTCATTCCTCTTCAGATTCAAGGAGACCAATCCCTTAATTACATTTGGAGTAGCGTGTTAAACTACCAATACATTTGTGAGACTATTCGTAAATTCACTGATATTCCAATTGTAATTAAGGATCATCCTACATTCCCAGGATCTCAACCTGAAGTGAAAGGCATAAAAAACTTAAAATATATTGACACTAACATGCCAATTGAGAAAGCCATTTCTAAAGCAAAGGTTGTAGTGACAATTAATAGTAATGCTGGAGTTGATTCTATATTAGGCGGAAAACCAGTTGTTTCTCTCGATAAAGGTTCTATGGTGTGGAACATATCTGCGAACGACTTAAAAAGTATAAATACTCCTAAGTTTTACGACAGAATACAATGGTGTAAAGATATTGCTTATGCTCAATGGCATCCAAGAGAGCTAAAAACCGGAGAAGCCTGGGATCATTTAAAGAGTAAGCTCAAACTTTAGTATTTACAAACCACAAAAAATACAGTATAATATCATCATGAACACAGAAAAGGTAGTAATCGACACTCTCGGTAATGACAAATTTATAATGCAAGATTATAAATACAATGACGAATCTGTTATATCAGCAAAGGTCGCATATCAACACTATTTTAACTGTGACCACAAGTTACTGCCAATTCACTTTACTAAAAACGCACTCGATGAAATCCAAAACGCAATTGAAGATGAGCTCGTTAGACAAGAGGAATCTAGCGCGGCATCCTATGCCCCGACCAACGCTAAAATTTTCCGATAAGAAAAAATTGCGATCTAAAAATGCGTGCCGTTCTAAAAAGAATCCAATTTGAGGTTATTTTTGCCATACTAGTTGTCATAGGCATTCCAATATTTTTACTCATGACTTATTGGAATGTGACAATCGATATGTTTAAAAAGGCACCTTCTGAACTTGAAAAAATTGTACGAAGTTATGTCTACGGAGATTAAAATATTAAAGTCTGAATATCCATTAGAGTGGAATGGGTTTGAGGTCCGTGAACTTCCTGTAGAAGATATTTGGCAGTCCGTCCCTGTTGCTGAAAATATTGCTGGTAAACCATTTTATTCTAGAGTAAAGGCTGATATCAAAACAAACGGAATGCATTTTCCAATTATGTGTGTTCATACAAATTATAGGACTCTTGAAGAAGCAAAGGAAAGGTGGAGTAAAAAAATAAATGAATTGCCTTTTTGGCACAACACTTTGGGTAAACATAAAAAAATGGTTTGGAGTGTGTGGGGTGGATCTAACCGACTAGCTATAGCGAAAGATATTGGCTATACGCATATTGACGCAGCAGTCCTTCCGTCAATTGGTAAGGCTATTAGTATGCAAAAATGGATGAGGAAACCCTTTGAAGATACTTATTATAAATAGAATATTATGAGCGAACTATTTGATTTTGGATTTACAGCTGTTGACGAAACTGAACTTAATTCTTACCAGAAAGCAGAAGCAAAGGTAGAAGAAACAGAAGCAGTAGCTGAAGCAACACAGAAAAAGATCGATGATCTTTATAATGCTATACAGCCTCTTTTAAACAACCTTAAAGCGAACCCAGAAAAGGAGTATATCCTATGGCCTAATCGCTTAAAAAAGGTTGAAGAATTTGAAAAATTTCTTTACGACATTTATAAGTCGTAAAGCATTGAAGAAAAAAAAATAAAATATATTATATGAAAAACAAAAAAACACTAAGCATCACCGCACTCGTTATTGGTCTATTCGCCATTAGCATGCCTGCGGTGCAGTCAGAAGAGACTCCTGAAATCGTAATTTGCGAGGCTACAAAATGTAGTAAAAGCGTCATTTGTGACCTTGCTAATGGATTTGACTTGTTTCTTACTAAGCCAATCGGACTAGTTTCTGAAGTTGGTTTTTTCGAAGAAAGGATCGATGGAGGTCTATTTACACATTCTGATGCTCTTTTTGTTAAAGCAAAAGGCACAGTCGGAACTGTGTATGGTAAGAATTTGGTAACATCTTTGGAGTTTGCAGATGGTCAAGGGGATTCATTCTTTGGCGGATTTGTTGGTCTTGAAGATGATAGCAAATATGTAGGAGCAAGGCTCGGAACAAATTACGCTGACGGAGACCTCAGTGGTGATACTGATCTTGAACTCAATTTTGGAATTGTTGGATTGCCATTGCCATTGCTCAAAGGAGTTTATGTAGGAGTTGATTGTGCTCTTGTTTCAGGAGGAGGCTACGATGTTTCACTAAATGTTAAACGCTCTATTGGAACATTCTTTAATGTCGATGTTACGGCACTTGGAGAAGTTGGAAAAACATGGGATTATTCAGACAATTATGAATACGTCCTTGGAGCTCTTCGAGGCTCGTACAATCTTTATGGTGGAACTCTATATGGTCAAGTTAGCTCTGTAGATAACGAAGTTCAAACCGATGGATTTGAAAGCGTATTCCAAGTTGGTTATACCTTGTCGTTTTAATTAAAAAACCTCATAAATCTATTAAAACTCCTACCTTTTTGGTAGGGGTTTTTTCGTTTTTACATAACTCACTTGTAACCAATTACTTATTTTTAAAACTTGCACGGCCGTCTCTAACTTGTTGATTACGAGTGAGTTATTCATAAAGTACTGGTACTCAATAAGTTATGATGATTTTGGCCGTAAAAGTTAAAAACTAGCAAAAAAGGCGAAAAAAGTTTTTGGCACAACTGATTGGTAATCAACAAGTTATGAAAAACTGCCAAAAAAGATTAAAAAGGCTATTTACATTTCTGTGAAAATAGGTTAGAATATATTCAGAATCAAGCTAGAACTACCATATGACTACCACAACTACAGAAAAATTCACCCAGATTTTCACTCAAATCCACGAAAATTATGGTTCACATGATTGGGACGGAAATGGCGAATGTCCGAACTATTGGAAAGCTAAAGGAGGTACAACGTACATCCTCGAGGATCCACAGAATCCCGATGGTGTTGATGTTGCCGCTTTTATCAAAGCTATTGAAAGCGAAGACGACTTTTTCACGGAGAAAGTCAGACACCAGGAGGTTGTTGAAGACCCATACGAAAATGTTGAGTCTTGGGATCCACCAACATTTGTTACGAGGGCCAAAGATGGTTTTTTTCTAGACGTTACACAAACGGCTGAAACCAGCTCTTTACACCCAAAAATTGCTGTGAAAAAGACTGTCACGTGTCTTAGCTTTGAGGGGTATTTTAACCATCTTGAAACAGTGTACACTACTGTTGATGGCGAAATTCTCGGATCGTCTAAAATCGAAGCTTGGCTCAAAGCGAATCCTTCTCGTTAATCAACCTAAACCGTAAAAAGTGTGTTTTTAGTGAAAAAAAGCTTTACACAACGCATTTTTTATGTTAGAATATATTCAGAATCAAAAAGCAAACTATATTATGAAAAAAGTAACACAATTCGATAAGTCGTCAGTAAAAGAAATTAGGGTAGCTATGGACGCAGCCCTTGCGAAAGTAGAAAAGCAGTATGGAATTAAGATTTCTGCAGGAAACGCCAGGTTCTCAGACGATGAGGTTACCTTCCAGGTTAAAGCTAACGTCGTTGATACTGGCGGAAGCGCGAAGACGAAGGAGGCTAAAGCATGGGAGACGATTAAAGGAGCTCTTGGCCTAGATAGCTTATCGGTGGGAGATGAAGTTAAGGTTCAAGACAAGTTTTTCGTATTGAAAGGCTATAATAGCAGAGCTAGAAAATCGCCTATTAACATCGAAGATTCTAAAGGTAGAGCATACAAAATTTCTATTGAAACCTTGGTAAAATACAATATGTAAACGATGAGAGAAACAGATCAAATTAGATACAGCGAAGTTACAAAATTCATTCACGATAGGATTGAGCTATATTCGGAACTTAATAATAAAAATTACGAATTATCAATGTACGACGTTTTTGACGAAATTGCAGCTGACCTTGAGCATCATTGGGAAGACAAAAACAATTCTTCTCCACAACCAAAAATAGTAAATCGGATCATATCAAAAATGTTTGGTCCGCAGTATAAATAAAAAAAATATTATGAGATTAGTGATTTTAAGCGGAGTGTTAAGCGTTGTTTCGTTAACGATGTTTCTTAAAAGAGAAACAAAAATAATTAAGGTAGAGGTACCAAAAATTGTTGAGGTACCTCAGGTTTTTGAAGTAGTTAGGACTGAGATTATTATAAAATACGTAGACAGACCGGTTATTATTCGTACAGAGCCTATAGTTGTTAAACCAAATGTAAATTGGAATAATAAAATGCTCCGCGGAGTTAAATTTTTTGAAGGTTATAGTGGTGAAGCATATAAGTGTTCTGGAGGAGTTATGACAATTGGATACGGTTGTACAGATAAATCTGTCGTTAAAAATGGGAAGATTAGCGAAAATGAAGCTGAAAGTCTTTTATGCGAACACTTAAAAGAAGTTAGAAAAAAGGTAGACGAAGCTGTCACTGTTAATCTTACTGACTACCAATTAAATGCTTTAACTTCTTTTGCCTTTAATTGTGGAATGAGCAACCTCAAGCGTTTGGTTGAAGGTGAAGGCCGACTTAATGAGGGAAATTTTAAAAGTGTTGAAGAAAATTTGCCTAAATACCGTATAGCTGGAGGTAAAGTTCGTAAAGGTTTGGAGAAACGCAGACAGTGGGAGTTATCTCTATGGAAAGGAAACCCAGACATTTAAATATATAAATAAGATTGACTATGAAATTTAAAGGAAAAGACAATGTCGTTAAAGAGGTCCAAGCTAAACTTGGTCTTAAGGCGGACGGAATCGATGGACCAAATACGTGGAAAATGATTTGGGAAAATTTGGTGCACGCCGGAAAGGGAGCTCCAGAAAAACCTGAGCCACCCGTTGTTGATCTTAAAGATGATTACCCTGAAGTATATAAAGCAAGCCCAAACCAATCTGGAACTATAAAACCAAAGTTTGTGGTTTTACACCACAGCAGCGGAAGCCATGATGGTACAAGATCTTGGATTCTAAATAAAGCTTCACAGGTCAGTTACCACTATCTAATTGCAGCCGATGGTTCTAGGACGCAGTTTGTCTACGACACTAAAAAAGCATGGCATGCTGGACGATCAAAATGGAATGGAATCAGTGGTCTTAATAGCCATAGTGTAGGAATTTCTTTCTACGGAAATACTCATTCTAGGACACCTAGTGCGGCCGAGATTGACTCTGCTGCTAAAAAATGCTTATACCTTATGGATAAATTTGGAATAGGTATAGATGGCATTCTAACACACAAAATGGTGGCCCCAGGAAGAAAGGATGACCCATCTGAAGAAACTTACAATCTTGTGATTGCTAGAATAAAAGAGCTTACATAAAACGATTCATAATACTAGTAATAAAAAAGGAGCCACCCTTTTAGAGTGGCTCCTTGTTTTTTTTATTTTTAAAGCTTATTGGTTAATAAGCATCTCTCTAAATGCATAGTCAGAGTGAAATACTTGACCTCGACCTTTTAAAGTTCCTTCTTGAAACTGGTATGTTTGACCTTCAATCAGACGAATCTGACTTGGATCGTACAGTGCCGAATTGTTTAATGTATCTCTGTTTTCTGACCAAGAGTCGCTTGATCCGCAACTTACTAGCAGCATCTGAAGAGGAAGCAGCAATAGAATCAATTTCATCTTCTATATTATCTATATGAGTTTCACGCTTCCATTGTATGTGAGCAGCATACGCGTTTAACGCAGCTGTAGCAGCAGATAGTATGGCTTTTCCCCACATGCAACAATAGTGCTTTAATTATTTGTTTTTGTCCTTAGCCTTACCAATGTTAAGAGCAAGAAGGTCAATAACACCGTAAACTTTAGCCATCAATGTTCCTTTTTTAGGGGTAGGCGTAAGAGCTGCGATAGAAGAAGCGAGTGCGATTGCAGCTGCTGCGACTCCGAACCATGGTTGGTCTTGTACGAATTGAAGTATTAGTTCCATATCTTTATTTTCTGTTTATTGGATAGTTGACATAACCGTCCTTAATTCTATTTATACTTTATTTTTTTTTAACGTAATACTATTTTAAAGCAGCATATTTTATAAATAGCCACTATACAAGTCTATGGCTAACTTTATACCACAACCACCTAAGGACGATAGTCGATCAAATTTCTCACTTGAAGAAGCTAAAGACTTTGCTAAGCGTTTTTGCCAACCAGAAGACAAAGATTTAGTAGCAGATATTGATGAAAATGCTCGCGAGGCCGCGTGGCGATTGCTTAGAGCACTTGAAGAAAATCAGCAAGTGTCTTCCTGTGAATGCGAAAAATGTAATTCTGAAGACGAAGAGGAATACGAGGAGGGAGCCGCTGAAGATAGTTATAGTAAAAATGATGAAGAGCCAAAAAAAGAAGTTAAAGCAGGTGAAACTAGCGAAACTTCTACTATTGATAAGTTATCTGAGATAGCCGAGAAAAACAAAGATATTTTAGACAAGGCAGCAAAAGGTACTGCAGCTGTGGCAGCGGCAGGCGCAACAACACAAACCGCGAGTGCTGCTACTGGGTTGAGTGCGTTTGTTCAAGAAACAGTTCAAAAGGTAGGCACTATAGGAATGGCTGGTACAATGTCGATTGGCAGCGGTGCTTATTTTCAAGCAAAAACTAGTAAAGAAAAGGGAACTGAAATTGCTGTTGTTGCCGAGCAAGAGCATCAAGTATTTTCTAGTTTAAACGACTTTACTGAATCAAGCATTGGGTTTCAACCGTTCGCTTCTGTAACAGATACTATAGTTGAATACGCTGAAAAGGGTTATGGTGACGTCATAGGAACATCTGAAGAAGGATACAAAGGTAACGATAATGAAGGTGAAGGTGGTGAAGGTGAAGGTGGTGAAGGTGAAGGTGGCGATGGTGAAGGTGAAGGTGAAGGTGGCGATGGTGAAGAAAAACCAGAAGAAAATTCTGAAGAAGGCAATAACGAAGAAGCTACTAAACAAGAGGAGGAAACTGAAGAAACCGAAGAGGAAACTGAAGAAACCGAAGAGGAAACTGAAGAAACCGAAGAGGAAACTGAAGAAACCGAAGAGGAAACTGAAGAAACCGAAGAGGAAACTGAAGAGAAAGTAGACGAAGAGGAAACTGAAGAAAATTCTGAAGAGGAATCGGAGGAATCGGAGGAGAAGGCTGAAGAGGAGCAAGAGGAGAAGGCTGAAGAGGAGCAAGAGGAGAAGGCTGAAGAGGAGCAAGAGGAGGAGGCTGAAGAAAAAGGGGAGCCTGAAGAAAAAGGGGAGCCTGAAGAACAGTCTGAAGAGGGCGAAGAGAAAAAAACAGATATTGAGAATTCAGAAGAGACATTTGAACTAGAAGAAGATGATCAAGTCACTCAAGTCCCTGATGTGATTAAACTCCCTAACATGATAAGAAAATAGTTACTATGGAAGACTTATTTGATAAAATACTTGCTCCATATATGGGGTCAATGCCCGAGTTTATTATTTCAATACTGGGTTTACTTGGAACGCTTTCCTACATTGTTCCGGCTGAAAGTAAACTTGGCAGAATACTTGGTAAACTCACAGGAAATCTAACTAAACTTAAAAACTTTATACTGAAAAAGAAGAAATGAAGCGTGCACTCATAACTTTACTTTCAATTATTTCCGTAGCTAAATCTGCTGTTATAATCTCTACAGGAGGTGTAATACGTAAAATAGACCCAACAGGGAACCCTACTATTAACCCTGTAATTAATCCTGTAAGACCTACCTCGATTAGTAGTGAGGAAGTCGTAGAGACATCTGAAAGCGAAGATAAAAAAGAAGATTCAATTATTACTTGGGATGCAGAAGAAGAGGATATTTATGATATTTATGATGCTCCAAATTGGGATTTTTCAGAATCAGACTTAAAAGAGTTAGATCGAGATTCTGCTATCGCTAGCATACTAACCATAACAGACGCAAAAATACTTGAGGATAGCCCTTCCTATTCAAACATTGAAATTGGAAATGGATTTTCACTTACGTTAAAATCAACTTCTTTTACTTTTAAAAACGACAATGGATTTACTGGAGTGAATGATGATGGGAATGTCTATTCAACTTTGAATATAACAGAAGGGTCGATTATGAACGCTATGTTTTCTGCAATTGGACTGCAAATAAATGTAGATTCAACTAGTAGCTTGACACTACGAGGAGGTGGGGACTCAATCAATAGCCAAACAGAAAGATCTATCGTCAATTTGTCCCCAAATGCCAAACTCACTTTAAGTTCGTTAAATCAGTTTGCGGTACAAGGTAATGATATTTATTTGAATGGCGTATCGTTCTCTCAAAATCCTGCTATTTTGAAGTTTAATGGCACCACAGGTACTGCCATTCCGGAAAGCAACTCTGTTCTATTGGCTAGTATTTTGCTTTTTCTTATTTTGAGCACCAAAAAACGCGCGTAAATATCCGTCAAAAGCAAACACCACACCATTGTTTGCTTTTTTTTATTTACAAACAGGCGAAACTTGGTATAATAATATCATGCTAACAAAGAAGAACAAAAAGTTTCTTAAGTCTGGAATGGTTGCTTCACCTGATTTTAAATTCACTGGTGATGAACCATCTTGGCATAATTGCCCTGAAGAAAAGTATCATGATAAACTTGGAAAATGTTTAAACTTCTATAATTACTATCTTGATCGGGATGACTATATCCCGATTATTCAAGAATACATGAAAAATAATTCTTATTCAGATACTGATATTGCATGTATTCCGCACGTTCCAAAAAGTAGTTTTATATTTAACATCACTGGAAAGCTTTGTCGCTGCTACAATATGGGAATGCCTGAATTTAGCACTAACCGAGAGTGTGTTAAAAACAACATCGGCTTTATTTTGTCTGATGCTAAATCTGAAATGAGTATTAAAAAACCAACTGTTAAAAATAATTCAGGTCCAAAAAAACCCAACGTACACGCAATCATGACTAAAAAGGTTCAAGCCAGTGTACTTTTTGAACTAGAAGAAACATTAGACGACTGGACAGATCCTAAAGCTAAAATAAAAAAGATACCTATTGCTTCTATTCTAAGAGGTGAAAATATTCCTGTTTCGTTTATTGGCCCTGTTGTAAATTGGTTAGAAAGACACAAAAGCGATTTTAGTGATGCATACGAAAATAGGTGTCCTCAAATGGTTGAAGGTTTTTCGTACCTTTCTAGACCTCAACTTAGAAATCGTATTAAAGCAATTGACGATATGTTAAATGAAATTGTGCTTTACAAATCTTCTAAAAAGGGTGCACGTAAACCACGTGTCAAAAAGGCAAAGACCGCAGATAAACAAGTTGCGCGATTAAATTATTTGAATGAATCAGAAGAGTACTGTATGCAATCATGCGATCCTACACGCATTGTTGGTGCGCAATCACTATTCATATTTAATACGAAATACCGAAGAGTGACAGTGTTTAAAGCAACCAGCCGCGATGGTTTTACTGTACAAGGTAGTACACTAAAAGGCTTTGACGAAGCCCAATCATATTCTCTAACACTAAGAAAACCGAAAGAATTTCTACCAATTCTTGCTGCTAAAACTGAACGGCAAGTAACAAAAGAACTCTCCAACTTGAAGACAAAACGTAAGCCGGCAAATGGCAGAATCAACAAAGATACAATACTTATTAGAACACTATGAGCAACGACAGCAACGACAGCAAAGACAGTAAAGACAAAATCATAATTAAACCAGCTATAACTAAAGAACAGTTGCGTTTTGAAGTTGAAAAACTTGTGTATGGAGATGGAATGACATACACTGAAGCAATCATCGAAATTTGCGAGCAAAAGGAAATTGATCCAGAGGATATGGCCAAGCTCGTAAAAGGCCCATTGAAAAGTAAGCTTCAAGTCGAAGCTATGGATAGAAACATTATTAAGAGAACAACATCAACATTATATTAAACCATGAAAAAAATCGGAGAACACGAAGTAAAAAAGCGTATTAAAAGAAAAGGAATTCACGCTAAATCAAAAACATCCACAAATAAAGGATCGACAAATTACAAAAAACCTTACAAAGGACAAGGTAAATAAGTAAGTAGCTGTGATTTTTGAATAATACTATGAACGAAATTGAAGTAATTAGAAGTGCAGATGAGCATTGGTACGAAACGCGCTGGAATAGTGTTGTTGAATATAAAGGTGAGAAATATGTCATCTGTGTAGAGGAAACACCTAAATGGTGTAATCGATCTTTGCATCACTATGACACTTCTCAAAGATATGATATTGGAGATGAGGTTGAAAGCGATGAAATTTATGCGGATATAATTGAGACAATTGAAACTGAGGTCGGCTTAAGTCAAGGTGAATTTTGTGCAGGAGTTTGGTTTGGTGGTGATCCGGATTCTGGTTCCACACCTCCATTGTATATTCCAGAGTTTACCAAAAAATCTGAATAATGAGCGGATATATAGCGTATCAAATTTACCAATCGCTAAAGCTACATTTCACTACTGATTACGATGCTGTAAAATACAATTTTAAAACCGCTGTAAAACAAGCAACATTTGAGAAACGCAAAGATCGTTACTTTTTTGAAAAACTATCTCGTCGTTTTAATAGGGAACAACTTATTGAATATTACACTGCAAATTTAATTGAAAATCAAAATCTCTGGATTGGTGATATGTGCGATAATGTCTATAGTGCTTATACAGCGCGATACGATAAATTGACGTACATGTTTGAACAAGATATGAACACACTCTTGAACAAAGGGTACACATTTGACGAAATCTGTTCAGCTACACCAGACTTCTCACAGAGTCCTGTATTAGAGGCCCTCAGAGGCGGCCAGATTAGCATTGAGAGCGTCGTCTTATTGGATATACTCGTCAATTTTTTAAAGAGCCTGAAGGGCATTCTGAGTGATCCTTTAGGCATAAATAAAGATCTGCTTGACTTGCTTATAAGCTATAAGTCAATCATGCTGCAAAAGCCATTGCCAAAAAATAAAATTAAGGATAAAGCGCTTTTAGTGTTTACAACTTAACGAATTTATGTTAATATAGCTTCTGTCAGAGAAAAACAAAATATACACTGCAAATACAAAAACAAAATAAAATACTATGTCATTCGAACAACTAAAACAAAACCGTGAAAGCGAGATTTCTAAACTCGTTTCTGCCGCTGATACAAACACCGAAAAAAAGTCATATGGCGATGATCGGTTGTGGAAGCCAACTGTCGACAAAGCGGGAAACGGCTATGCCGTTCTTCGTTTCTTACCAGCTGGTAGTGGCGAAGATCTTCCCTGGGTACGATACTGGGATCACGGCTTTAAAGGACCAACTGGGCGTTGGTATATTGAAAGGTCTTTGACTTCAATTGGTCAGCAAGATCCAGTTTCTGAATTAAACTCACAGCTTTGGAATACAGGCCGTGATGAAGATAAGGAACTTGCTAGATTGCGTAAGCGTCGTCTACATCACGTTTCAAACGTGCTTGTCGTTTCTGATTCTGCTAATCCGCAAAATGAAGGAAAGGTTTTTCTTTATGAGTATGGTAAGAAAATCATGGATAAAATTATGGATGTTATGCAACCACAATTTGAAGATGAAAAACCAGTCAACCCATTTGATTTTTGGTCAGGTGCCAACTTCAAATTGAAAATTCGGCAGGTAGAAGGTTATCGCAATTATGATAAATCTGAATTTGATACCCTTACTCCTCTCTTTGATGGTGATGAAGGTCAACTCGAAGAAGTATACAACAAAGTTTATAAGCTCAGTGAATTTACTGATCCTGAAAACTACAAATCATATTCGGATCTTAAGCGCAAGTTGTTTGAAGTTTTAGGCGAAGCTGAAGTTGCTTCTACAATCTCAACAGAGCAACAGGTAGAGCTTAACACTGTGAAGGAAGCTCCTGATATGAATTCAGTTTCTAATGAAGACACTGCTGATTCTACTTCAGAAGGTGACTCAGAAGACACTCTCAGCTACTTTGCTAAATTGGCATCTAGCTAAACTACATAAGATAATGAAAAATAAATTAATTACACTAATCGTTGCATCTCTCACAATGGGAGTTTGCGCAGCTGACCATCACAGTAAAGATGGAAAACACAAAGCAAAACCTGCAAAGGTCGATGGCAAGCGTAAGCTTCCTCCTCATATGGCCAAGTTCGATAAGAATAAAGATGGTAAACTTTGTGATGCAGAGAAAGCGACAGCCAAAGCGGCTTGGGTCAAGCGATTCGATAAGGATGGCAATGGCAAAGTTGAAGGTAAGGAGCTAGCTGCAGCTAAAAAAGCTATGGCAGAGCGTCGTAAGAATGCTCAAAAAAATAAAGGCAAGGGCAAGAAAAAGCCAGCGCCAAAAGGTGGTAAAAAGCCTGCTCCTAAGAAGGGCTAATACATATAAAACATAATACTAGTAGAGGGGTGGCTGAAAGGTCACCCCTTATTAGTTATTTTCCAGCTTCCAGCGCGTGCTTTAAAGCACCTGTGCTAATGCTATTATTATTAGTGCTGAAGTTATAATTGTTAATAATATTGTTAGTTGGTACTACGCCGTTTCTAACCTTATCTTGCTGCATTTGCGGAAGCTGCTTAGGTTTATTCTTAAAAAACATATCCTGAAGTGGCGTCTTATTTTTGTAGTTTTCTTTCAAATCTATTGCATTTGGATTCCTTGCATTCGGACCGACATCCTTCGTCTTTCTTTTTATTTCGGGCAATCCAAGTTTATCTGCAATCTTTTCTCCGATATCAGCAAAAAAGTCTAATACCCCTTTTGCAATGTCATTAATTTTATCACTTATTTTTCCTAAAACATCTGAACCAAACAAGTCTTTCACATAAGCCATAATTAATTCAAAAGGAACTAACAGAGCTTTTTTGATTCCTGTCCATATTCCGAGGAGACCTTTCCCCATTTTTTCACTATCCCATGTGAAAATGCCAACTACTAAATCAATTAACCCGCCAAACACATCTTTAACGCTTTGAATAACATTTTCTGTTTGTTCACCTATTGCTTTCGCAAGATTGTCAAATCCTAACCATTCAGCAATCTTAGTTGGTATCCACATTAGTATTCGGAGGAGGCCGCCCACTAATCCATCGAATACATCCATAATACCTTGCTTAATACCTTCTATAATACCGCCTTCTTCATAGCCACGCATGAAACCTTTAACAAAATCGAATATGCTCATGAGAATAGTGATAGGCAAAAACACTTTACCTAGTATTCGTCCAATGGATCCAGCAAATTTCATGATTGCTTTAAACGGACCACCGGTTGCAAACTTTACGATTTTTCCAAAAATTTCAGCCAATCTTTTAAAAAATCCACCCTTTCCGCCAAACACTTTTTGAAATAAGCTGCTGATCGACTTAAATAATTTTGTATTTTTAATTTTGCCGATAATGTTGCTAATAAATTTGCCTAGCTTACTGTTTTTGAGACTTTTAAATATATTACTAAATACCGCTCTAAACTTTTGTTTAAAATTCTTTAACCATATTGCGGCTTTTCCTTTCGTAAAGAAGTTGAGCTCTCTACCTAATTGACCAAGGAAGCCGACAAAGGCTGCGAATGGAGCTAGAAGCAATCCCAAGCCTAATCCCAAAAGCTTACTAAGACCACCATCAGTTTTAGGAATTAGACTTTTTAAACCTTTGAGAAGAGAATCACCAAGTCCCCTAATACCATCTGCTATATCTTGAAACAAGGCTTTTTGCTCAATACTTTTTTCAAGCTCCTTAAGATCATTTTTTTTCTGTTGATCAACAAGAGGTTTTGCGATGTCTTTTGAATTTTGAATCGCAACTTTTTGAGTTACGTCTTCAAGATCTTTTCTTGTTACAAATTTATCTTCAGCCATTGTTTTGTTGTTGTCTTAGTTCTTCTTCTTTAATGTGGTTTTTTAAAAGTGTAATATAAATCTCCCTTTCCCATGGAATCATATTATCAAGTTCTGTTAAGCTGTATTTGTGGTGCTGTACAAGCGAGAATTGAACATGATAATAGTTTTCTAATGAGTTATGAGAAAGGGCTAGGCGAAAAAATCACCAAGACCACTTAAGATCTTTGTTCTCTCTTTACCCTGTGAACATTTGAATTTAATTTCCTTTTTAAGCGTTGGTATACTATCAACCCACTCTTTTATTTTATTAACCTGCTCGCTGCTCAATGAATCAATAAAGGTTTCTATTTCCTTTGGTTCTGCTTGCGCAAAAGGATATACGTTATCAGAATCATACACACTTTCGATTACACTCGAAAGTGATTGAACAATAGAGTTGTTTTGCTTATTATTTTTAGCTGCTTTTTCAGCTTCTTTAAGCCCGGGAGCTTTAAGTGTTATACCAACATCATCAGTTAGTTGCACTTTGTTTTCCTTTTCATTTTCCTTTGAAACTTCTATTTCTGAAAGATCTATTGTTAATTCTATAATTTCGTCACACTCGTCGCATTTAAATCTAATTTCAGAAGTTTCGCCGACACTCTTTGAACGAATTTGTAGTAAAATATACTCAAGATCGCTCATAGCTAACGAATAAATGTCCAATGCACCGAATGTACATGACTTTATTACGTCTTTCATCGCTGAAATCATACTTTGATTAGTTCCTGCTTCTTGTGCAATCATTAAAACCTTTTCCTCTTTTACAAGAAATGGTCTAAACTCAAGTGATTCGTTTGTTGATGGAATAGTTAAGAAATATTTAGGTGATTCAATTGTTGGTAATGCCATAATGTTTTTCATTTATAATTTATATTAGCCGCTGCAGTACATTAAGCCTGTTGCTAGTACTATTTATCATCGATCTAATAGGTGGCTCAACCTCAAAGAAATCGTACGTCATGTTCACACTCACTGATGCCACAGCGTCTGTATTGGCGTTAGAAAGATCTATACTGTTTACAGCTGTAGGATAAGCATCTCTTAAGCGAACAGCATATACTGGTGTATTGTCTTTATCTAGTTCTTGAATAAAAACGTCTGTTTTATATTTGTCATCATAAGATACTAGTTGTGATGTTTGATCAACAATAGAATTTTGCCACGTATCAAATGTCTTCTTAGCATAAAAATCATTTGTGAGTAAAAAGGTAAATGCCACATCTTCTTGAATAGAGCTCTGCGGGTATTTTCTTGGATTGGCTCCGTACGCATCATAATCACCTGTCATAATTAGTTTGCCCGGCAAAGAGCAGGACTCACATAGTATGTTTATGTCCCGCGGATCATTAACTAATGGCCCATCACCAAGTAAAGCTCCTAGGTTTAATAGGCCTGCCGTTGGAGGTGTAATAGTAATAGCAAATCTATTTGTAGTAGCTATACCACCTCGTTTACCAACAGTTGATTTAAACTCGTCAATCGTGACTGGGTTGATTGTATTTTTAATATCGTTTAGTAGTCCCATAACTTTTTAATTAAATTGTTTTTTAGATAGCGCCCATACGCCTTGTGCTCTGACCTTTTTAAATTGTTCTGATGGCAAGAATAAAACAGACTCCCAATGTTGAGCTGGAACCTCGACAATCCGTGATTTAATATGGTCTGTGAGATAACGCTTGAAACACGGTGCAAAATATCTTAGCTTTGCATTAGATGCAAGAAAGTTATATTTAAGTCTTAAACGAGTTGTCTTATTGTATTTTTCATTATTTGTATATTCCGTCAAGTTATCAAAGAATATTGCTCTATACCTAGGTGATAGATAGTGTAAATTAAGGCCGTAAAACCCTCCTTCAGCTCTGTCGATTAAGAATATTAAAGGAAATCTATCGTAGTACGGAAGAGTTTTCTTATGTTTCGGATCATACACATACATAAACATACGGCCTATTAGAGGCTTGTTGGTGTAATCGAGATTCTCATCTGCCATCAGCTTAGGCCTACTAGGCATTTTGATGTTTTGAATTTCCTTCCTAAACCAATCTAGTGACTGTTTAGTGTTTCTTTCAATGCCGGAAAGAGTTGCTCGATCTTCAATCCTGTTAATAAATGTAGCCATCTAAATCTATTTATAAGATTTTTATACCAAATGACCTTAAAGTATCTTCATGCCATATTTCAAATGTCATGCCATATTTGTTTGCGTATGCTGAAGCAGCTTCCCATTTAGATTGGTTTTTAGCATACGTCAATACTTCAGTAAGGTACCTTTTAGTTTTGCGCCCTGGCTTTTTAGGAGGAAGCGTTTGCTTCTTAGGTTTGATTTCTATCAGAAACACTTTCCCATCCTTTGTACGAATAAATAAATCCACAAAATACCGGTGTATCTTACCATCAGTCTTACAACGATATGGCACAACTACTTCTTCAGAGGACCAACCTATTACGCCTGGATTATTGTCTAACCACTTAAATGTCTGTCGTTCCCATAAAGATCTATACTTGACTTTTTTAAAATCACCTTCGTATTTTTTCGGGTTCTTTACTCTATATCTTCCAGAATACGCCATGGTTTTTGTTATAAATAACACTAAATACTTATTTATATGGCACCAGAATTATTACCCGAACTTCTTGTCGAAGCAGACCGAATCATAGACCCGCCTACTATGAAGTTCCCGATAGATCTAGAAGATAAGGGTAGGCCGATGATTAGGTTTACATGCATACCATCTTCAGGAGATGAAGGAAATAGGTCAGTATTTTTCCCATGCCCGCAGGGTGTTAGCTACAGCGATGGTGGATCTTATACTACTATTGATATTGGAATTATTGGGACACTCGCAAAAATCGCTGCAACAGAAGGTACTATCACAGATAAGGCAACCCAGGCCAAAGATATAGCCTTAAAAGAAGCCCAGGCTGCTGGTGGTATTGGCGCAACAATATTAGCCGCAAAAGCTTTAGGCGCGGATAATATAGCAACTTCTATTGAATTTGCGAACAAACAAGTTAGAAATCCAAGGACTAATACCGCATTTTCTGGAAATACACTTAGAAATTTCCAATTTGATTTTAAAATGATCGGAAAATCCAAGCAGGAAGTCCAGGAGATCGATGCTATACAACGAGTATTTAGAGAAAAGGTGTATGCATCGAAATTAGGAGGTGTTAGTAGTTTTATGCTTAAATACCCGCCAAAGTGGATTATTGAATTTCTAGAGCCAAAAGGAGGGAAAGAATTAACCTATATGCCTAAAATTTATTCATGTTATCTTACAGCGGCAAATACAGTTATAAATGCGTCGTCAAACACTTTTCGTGATGAAGATATGTCACCTTATGAAATTGACGTGTCGTTACAATTCCAAGAAACAAAAATCCTTACGCGGGAGGAAATTGTTGATCTTGAAAAAGGTGTCAGAGAAAATGAATTTGACGAAGCATTTAACAGCTTAACAGATACTGTTGCAGAACTTCAGGATACGGCCCTGAAAAATCTAAAGGAAAGTGAAGAACAAATAACTAAGGCGAAATCAGCCCAAAATGCAATTAATTTTGCCAAAAAAATTACTGGCAAATGATATGGCCACACGACATTTTTGAAAAGTTAAAAATCTATATCCACCGCACGAATAATAAAGTAAATATAACACAATGTTTTTTAATCAATTTCCAAAAGCTTTGTATAGTGTACAAGGCGATGCTATTCAAACTGTAATCACCGACTATTTTCGCTATGTGGATGTTATTGATCGATTAGCACAAAACTCATATGCATATAATACAGTTGATATTATCAATGCAGAAAGGCCTGACACAGTTTCGCATAGACTTTATGGCACACCTGATTACTATTGGACATTTTTTATCACTAACGACTCATTAAAAGAGGGTCTATCAGCATGGCCAAAAGGCGATAGCGAGATTAAAAACTATATAGCTAATCAGTACAAAAACATTTCTGCGTTTAGATTTCCAGTTGGAGAGGCTGACAGCCAAGGGAGGAGATCAATGATAACGGGTATTCCGTTTAAAAATACATCTTATTCTCCGTATTTAAGGTTGTGTAAAGTTATTGGTACTGAGCAAAATAAACGAGTATTTGCTTCGGCTAAGATTATAGATTATGATCCAAATATGTCTCTTATTTGGATTGATAATAGCGACATCACTTGGTTTGCAGAAGATGCATCGGTAAATGCTGAAGTAGGCACAGAAAGCACCTTAGATATTAAATATTCGGCTGAATCAAAAATTAATTTATTCTATATTAGCGAAGCTTCCGGAGATTTTAGCGTTCAATTTCGTGATAATTCAACAACTATAGGCCTTCGTAAATCATTTTTAGACGAGCTAAGACCAATTGCAGTTAGATTTAGGCCGAATGCCTTTTTTGAAAATTATCCAGATGATATCTTAGATGCAAATTACACGTTAACATCTACTCAGTATTGGAAAGACGGATCTCTTGCTCCTGCACATTATTACGATCCAACAAATATTAACGAGGAAATAAGTGAATATAATGCAGGTCCTGAAGCGAGCAATTATGTGTCAATATATGATGACATAATAGAGGAAAATAATTTGAGAAAAACAATCAAAGTAGTAGATCCAATATACATAGAGGCCTTCGCGCGAGAATTTAAAAAACTGCTGAATGAGTGATAAATTTAATAGAGGCTTTGTTGATGAAAAAGGTAATTCTATAGGGAATTCTGCCTATCAATTGACAGAGTGTGTCATGGAAAATGTTAACGGCCAACGCCGTGACATACGTGGCATGGTAGGTTATACTAAGATACACGAAAGTCTTTTTTCTCCTGCGCTTGTATGCGAGGTTGGGATCCGTGATGAATCAAACTTCCTAGAAGAATTTAACATTACTGGTAACGAAATTCTTTATATTGAAATTGTCACTAAATCATTTGATGTTGAACGTACACTATCTTATAAGTTTTACGTACAGGAATATAATGATTACGCTAGGAACGCTGAAAACTCACAGGTGCAGGCTTATACATTAGTTGCTGTGTCAGAGCATGCTTATATTGCACCGCTTAAAACAATTTCGCGAACAATATCTGGAACTAACGTATCTATCATCGAGCGAATCATGAAAGACGACTTGAATGTGTCGAATTTTGCTACATTTGGTAAATGCGGTACACAATTCGATGGTAATATAAACATATCAAATCCACTGAGAGCAGCTATGACAGTACTAGATACTGCTGCAGATATTAATCGCACACCATATTTTTTGTACCAAGACCTTTCAGGGTTTGTTCAACTTACGTCTTTGAGCTATATTAACAATAGAGATGAGAATCCTATTTATAAAACGTTTCGAAGTACAAATCAACTAGATACTACACCGAATACGCATGCCAACTATCTAGAGAGGTCTACACAGATGCTGAAAGTCAATTCAAATATCGGCCTTGCACCATCATTACAAGCGAAGAAAGGTGCGTTTGCATCTGAAAATCGTTATGTGGATATCGCTAAAAAGAATTATCGTAAGCATATATTCGATGCTTCAAAGGTATTAAAGAGTGAATACAGTACATCAAAAAAGAATGTAGCATATGGTCAATCTGTCAAGAATAAACGTGAATCTGAGGCGGGATCACCATTGAATAAGATACCACAAGCGAATATAGCATACCATTATGTGAATCGTTCGTCGTATAATGGACCAAAGAATATGAATGAGCTTGCCGAAGAGCAATCACATATCTCACGTGCATATATTTCTAATTACGATGCGTGTTCCCATAGCTTTACTGTGATGGGAGATACACTTCTTAACCCAGGAAGAACGATAGCATTACATTTTCCGAAGGCAACCGATCCACTTATATATAAAGAGTACACTGGAAAATCAGATACAGAGCGGTATGACCTTATGTTATCGGGCCAGTATCTTATATTTTCTTGTATTCATACGTTCAAAGATGGTGTACATGATACAGAGATAGTAGCAAAGACTGATTCGATACAACCCGAAACAACATTATGATTCAAAATCCACAATTCTTTATTGGTGTCGTAGAAGATAATAACGATCCATCTCAATTAAATCGTGTACGCGTACGTATATTTGGTAAGCACACCGAAGATTTAACACTACTGCCGACCAAGAGCCTACCATGGTATAATGTAGTTATGCCAGTGACATGCGCATCGACATCAGGTATAGGGCAGACACTCGGACTCGTACAAGGCAGCTGGGTGTTTGGTACATTTATTGACGGCCCGAACGAACAAGAAGCCTTGATACTTGGCTCACTACCAGGAGAAAGTACACAACCAGTACAAGACGGAGAAGGTTTTAAAGACCCGAATGGTACATACCCTAAACAAACTGGAACAGATACACCGAATAGTGCTACCGATTCTATATCAGATGTATACAAAAACAGACTAGCACAAAGAGTTACAGACATACCTATTGCTAGACAACCACATCTATCTAGCCTATCCGATGAAGATAAACCAGAAGATAAAGGTGTATCACTACCAGACCCAAAAACATACTATAATCCCCAATATCCACACAATAATGTTACACAAACTGAGGCTGGACACATAATTGAATACGATGATACACCTACTTATGAGAGAATATCTACTACACATAGCTCTGGTACATCCTCCGACATTATAAGTGATGGATCTAAGATAGATACTATAGTAGGGGATGGCTATACAGTACACTCTAAGGATAACACTGTCTATATAGTTGGTAATTGCAATTTAACCGTGGATGGAGACGTAAATGTTAAATGTGAGGGTAACTATGTTGTCGACGTAGGAAAAGACATGACCTTTAATGTGGAAGGTAATGTTAAAACTAAAATAGGCGGAGACTCTATCACAGAGGTTGTCGGCAAGCGTGAATTTAATATAGGCACTACTGATCTGCTTAAAGTAAAGGACGG